CTCTCCCCAAACTCACTGCCAAGTTTCTCCAGCCATCCTCTATCCACGGCCATCCCCTGTCGCATCATGCTCAACAGGATGGGAAGGAGTGGCATCTCCACTACCTCGAACAGGGCTAATAGCCCTTGTGCCTCCAACATTGGCCTCAGAACGCCCCATACTCTGATCGTGGCGTCAGCATCACGGCAGGCATAGGTCGTGGCTGTAGCGCGATCCTCATTCCACACATCGTGGATGTTTGCGTCTGGCATAGGCCCTAGCACCAACTCCACCTGTTCACGCTCACGTTTGTCTATCTCGAACCACTTCACATACGGGTCATAGACATCTGACCCCCACATCCTCTCAAGCCTGCCCTGAATCTCGTGCCGCATGTGCTTCGGTTTCTTGGTCTTGGAGATGAGCTTGCCAGCATCGGCATCCCACTTCTCTATCACCAGTGGTTCTGGTGCATCCCACTCATGTCCTAATGCCACCAGCAGATAGCTATGTGCCTTTCCCCTACGATACGGCAGCACCATCTCCTCGTACTCCAGCATCTCCATACCGCAGAGGCGACGTGCCAATGTCTTGAGAGACTGGGGCAGTCCCAGCAAGTACGCGGCAACCATCGTGTCAATGTTCTTCACACCACTCTGACGTAGATATGGTATGTATGCGGCATCGTAGAGATAGTTATGGGTAACCGGTACGACATCGCCCTCTATGTGGAGGGAGTCAGGTGCAACCATGACGGCATGTCCCTCTCCAAACCCCACCTGAACGCTATACACCTCACCATCCACTGTCTCCGTATCCATCCCATACTCACCATCACCCAAGCGACATTCCTCTGCCCATCGGTAGTCTGGTGTTGGGTACTCATCCGCAACCTGTAGCGCCTCCGGATCGACGCCATGAACCAGCATCCCAAGTGCTTGGAAGTCCCCCTCTATCTGCCGCATCAGACTGGTACGTCTGAGTCCAGCAGCAGGATGGTAGACAGGGAGTATGGTCGTACCATGCCTGTCCTGTGGATACCCATGGAGATGCTCCATCGTATCCTCCGAGCCAGTGAGATAGCGGGAACTGAACCGGCCCAATGTCACCACGATCTCCGGTTCTATCTCAGCAATCTCCCGCTCTAACCAGCGTGGAGCGCAGGCATCTATCGTTTCTGGTGTTGGGTCAGCGTTCCCTGGTGGCCTGCACTTCACGAGGTTGGTGATATAGACTTCCTCCCTCTTTAGTCCAGCCTCCCTGAGATACCGCTCCAACTCCATGCCAGCACGTCCGGTGAATGGTCTCCCGCCCTCATCCTCCGTTTCACCTGGTGCTTCCCCAACCAGCATGACCCGTGCATTGAGCGGCCCATCACCTGGTACCGGCCCCTTACATTTCTCCCGTGCTGCACAGGATGTACACCCACGTATGTCAGCATACAAACTCACTGCTACTCCACTCCTTCCAATACCCTAGCTCCGCCTTGATACTATCCGCAGTCTTCTTCCCCACACCCTCTACCTCTGCGATCTCCTTCGGTGTTGCTGCAATTAAGTCAGCTACAAAGGAGAACCTTTCGGCCAGTGCCTTGGCCCTCTCATACCCCACTCCCTTGAGTTCCTTGTATATCCTCACCGACACACCTGGGTCTCTCAATTCCACCAGTGGTGGGGGTGCAGTGTGGATAGTCTTAAGGCTCACATGATGTTCCGGTTCCAATGTGTACATCTTGTGGAGGTTCTGTACCATCCTCGCCGTTTCCCTATTCGAGAGCGACTTGAATACATGGACACCAGCGTACAACTGGAGTTGGAATAGGTAGGAATCAATCCTCGCATGATGGAACGTGGGGACTAATGTCTCCCAGTTCCTCCCACGCCTTAGCTCTACCAGTCCCCCATCACCAGGTCTACTCATCGGGTCCATCTCCCATATCAGGAAGATGTGGTCGTACCCTGCTTCCCGTGCCTCTGATACTTGTTTCAGGTGACGGCCATCCTGTATGCAGTTGATGAGATCCCGTGTCCTCTTCCTCTCGCCGCATACGGATACCGATGAACCACCTGTCCATACCCCCTGCCAAACAAAATCCCCCCAGAGCAGGGGGATTATGTGGGCATCAGGCATCAATGAGTAGAGGTCGCGCTCATTCGGGTGATCGGTTATATACAGCATTGTTATCCACGTAATTTATCAACCACTTGAACGTCCTATTCCGATACCAGAACTTGAGACAATGGAGGCAGAGACCATGGCGGAGTGCTGACACCCTCCTGTGTTCTCGCCACACATACCGTGCGTGTCCGAACTTACAAGTCATGGACTGCCTCCGTGATTGCGGTGTAGTCAGACATAACACCCTCGAACTCCATGTTGTAGAGCATTGGATTCTGACGGCAATCTTTCACCCGTGTGCCGAATGATATAACCCCATCATCCGGTCTGGCGTATGTCTCCAGATTGGCCTGCACCATGTAGGCCATCTCCCCAAACCCAGCGACCTCTTTCTTCCCACTCTTCCTGCTTGATCCATCCATCCCTGCTACCCACTCGTCCTTCAACTTATGGACAAAGATGGTACTCATCTGGTCAGCAGCGTAGGCCCATCGTATAACCTCACGCATCTCACCGTTCACGAGTCCGTAGTGCTGAGGCTTTACCTGTGTCAGTTTCCCAAGTCGTGCCATACGCAGTAGCTCCCAGAACTCAGTCCCAGTATCCACCACGAGCGTCCCTTGGTTCCCCTCGTATGTCTGTCGGATTGTATCCTTCAACTTTTCCCATGCTGCGAGGGCAGCGTCACCCGTCATATCATGGGCGTTCTTGATCTGGTATACCCAGATATCCCTGCCATCACGCAGGAACTTCTCCAGCACACCCTCCAACCCAAGGTCGAAGTTCAGGTAGTAGACTGGCTCAGGTGCGCTGAGCGCAAGGTGTGTCTTCCCCGTCTTTTCCAATCCAGATACCGAGGCGATAAGTCGCTTCGGTATCTCTGTCACTGTAGGTCTTTCGTATCCTAGCTTCTCCACTATTCCCCCTTATGATCCTCTGGCATGTGTACCCATTCCACAGTCGAGTGGCTATTACACTCGCTGCATATAAACACCCCACAACCGTAGCAGTATTCGTCATCTGTTACGGACTTGGAACAGAGGAAGCATCCCCCGATTCCAGATACCGCTTGGTCTTTACTAACATGCTCCATTGCTGTTCAATTTCCCTCTCGCTAAAGGTCAGCCTATGTTCATGGAGATGTGCCTGTGGTGGTCGTCCACCAAGATACATCGTCCACAATCTCACCTCTGTCGTACCGGCCATGTGGCAGTAGGACTTGATCTGTCTCATCCACCGAGTCTGGTCTGCTACTGCCCTCAATGGATAGCTATGTTTGCTCTTGATCTCTACCACGATGGTGGGGTCTTTCCCAACAAGTAGCCCGTCAAAGTTCCCAGCTATCCCATCCACTAGCATCTCTACTGATGGGACAAACTGATACCCCTCCTCTTCAGCCTTCGCTGAGATGAAGGGCCTGAGCATCCCCTCAATCATGCGTCCGAGAGGGGCGAGACCACGGAACGGGGTGAAATCCCTGGTGTCTCCCTCTTTCATATATCTGTGGAGTCCTACCTCAGATATAGCTTCGGACGCTGCCATGAGGTCTGTAACGTGATGCCCAGCCCTTCTCTCAGCGTGGGACTCTCGATCCTCATAGAGGAAGTCGGCCACCTCCTCCAAATCATAGACGATAGGTCTATCCGCAACCCACTTTGGTAGTGTCTTCCTGTTTGGACGGGGTGGTTGTCTGTACTTCCTCAAAGCCATAGCCTATGACTCCTGAGTGATTGTTGTGCCCTTGAACGTATAGCCAGCACCACCAGCATCAGCCTCGAACTCTGCGCTGAAGATGTACTTCGGTGCAGCAGTCCCTAATTTCTTGGCTGTAGCGAGATTCGCTAGCTTACTCCTGCTGATCTTGCCATCATTCCCTACGATGGACTCAACCAGCAACTCCATGACTGCTTCCTTCACATCCTCACCAGTGGTGCCATTGGATGATGCGGTAGTAGAGCCACTCTCACCTGGTAACTTGAGTATCTTTCCTGGTACTGGTA